AACAACGTATCGTATAGAAAAAGAAGTAAGACCAGAGTGAAAACTACCCCCCCTTAATGTTAAATAGACGTTAACAATGTGTTAACCATGACAAAAGTCAATAAACGCATCCATCTAACCGTTACAGGAGAGGTTTTTGATATGATGTGTGAATGGCGCCAGAAACTATTTGGCGCAACGCATGACCAGCCCCACCGGCCCGCATCCATTAGCTGGAATTACTTCCTGCTGCTGGTTGGAACCGACGCGATGGGAGGGAGCTTTACCTGCCCTCACCATACGCTGCGTAAGAAGCGCTGTATGCCTTGCCTGGAGCGAGAGCATGGCAATTGAAGACCCCTGCGCGGGCGTTTCATGATTAAGTGCAGTTATAGCGTTTCCCCGGCCACTAAATTTACCTTCAGCTGCAAGCCCATACGCAAATTGATTAAACGCCATATAGGGTTAAAGTTTTTCGACCCCTTCCCACATCCATACGTAGCGGATGCGTTATCACATATGGAAAAGAAATCAGATCATAGCGAATGGCGGATAGTGCTCGACCCTCCCTATTCCGATAATCAGCTGGTGCGTTCTTATAAAAACGTGGGGGGCTTTTCTATTACGGGGAACCCGGGTTATTGGGCAGAGATTAAGAACGAGGCAGCTCGTATATTAAAACCGGGAGGGCTGGTGATGTGCTGTGGGTGGAATAGTACCGGCCTGGGGAAGGGACGCGGTTTTAACAAGGAATTATTATTAGTGGTTAATCACGGCGCGCAGCATAACGATACGCTCGTAGTTATTGAGAGGAAACATAATAGCTTAAGCGAATTCGGGTTAACAGCTGTCCGACTTTAATAGCTGAATCAAAATGGCACCCGTGTGCCGTCCGCCTGGAATAGATTCTTTGCCGCCCGCCGGAAACGTGGCCTCACCGCTAAGCAAATCGGGCGAGAGTGGCGCTCTAAAAAGCGCGGCACACGGAAGGGGCAGCGGCGCAAAACCGCCCGCCGAGCTTTTACAGGTCGCCGCGCCTCAAATCCGAAAAGGAGAACAATGGCCCGAAGAAAAATGATAACCCCGCACCCGTCGATTACGGGAATGGCCGCAGGCTTTAGCCTGGTTGATGACCTGAATAAGGGTGACGTTGTCGGCACTCTGCTGGCGGGTAACCTCAGCTCTGCCGTTAATCTGCTTTCATCTAACAGCCAGGCACTCATTAAGACCGACCCAGGACGTAAAGCATTAGTCCAGGCTGTCGGTATCGCTGCAATTGGCGCTTGGGCGAGGAAAGCTCTCCCAGCTACAAAAATCGGAGGAAGTAAGCTTTACTTCAAAATCTAAACATGAGCGGACTACAAACCAGAACCTATACGTTAGCAGCGGCATCATTGACCGCAGGAACCTTCGCAGCGATTACGGGCCTGCTTGGCTCGTCAATCAGCACCACAAACCCCGAGGGAATGACTAAAGTCGTTCGCTTGTCAATGAGCTGCTCCCCTGACCACACAAGCGCCACGGATGGAATCTCAGTTTTCAAATACGCGGGTGATGGGGTCTCCGTGCAACAGATACTGGCTGGGCCGGGCTGGAGCAATCAAGCAGCCGGACCCCTTGACGGCAACAACGGCCAGCCGGTAGTTATGGAGTCCAGCAGTGGACTGTTTGACATTATACCAGGTAATCAGATTGATTTTAGCGTGAGCTGCACCACGAGCGAGACAGTCGACGTAGCCGTTTCTATAACCTACGCGCCCTAGATATGCAGCGTGACGGTGGCCCCGCTGGTGGGGGTAATCCCACTGGCGGGAGCTTTACAGGACCCGCTGAAACGCTCGAAATTATTAACGACTTTTGCTATGCCTACTCAGGGGAAGTGGACGTTGATAATGTTGAAGGATCTCTCCTAGAGTTCACAACAGGCAATTTTACGGCGTTCATGGATATCCAATTTAATTATAGCGGCGTGTCCTCCACTGACGATTATATCTATCGGACTTATTTGAATGACAGAATAGTCCAGGCGTTTCTTATGACTAATTCCGACCAGTACGGGTACCAAAATACCTTCGTGCGGATTATCGTTCCCCCATATACTAAAATGAAGTGCACGGCTGATAATCAGAGTTCGGGAACCGCCCGCCCTCAGATATGTTCCGTGACCGGTAGGATTTATCGCGGGTGAGGTAATGCCCGAAAAAGGCTACACCTATTCGCAGCAATTAGGGCTGGAGTTCGTTAAGTCCCAGTACGGGGCCGTGGTGATTGGTGCTTTAATCTTTCCAGTTTTTGGGATAACGCTCGCCGCATTACTGACACCCATACTGGCGATGCTATTTCCTGAAATATCACCAGGGGCTAAAGATGCCCTGGAAGGGTTATCTCCCCTCCAATGGCTGCTTATTGTAGCGAATCCGACCAGTGCTCCAATATATCTTGGAAAAGAATATGGGGAAGAGGTAGCGCAAAAAGTATTGGAATTGAATTTAGGTAATCAATTAAGGAAGGCTTTAGGATTATGAAAAAAAAAACAAGCTTGTGGACTGTAGCAGGGCTTACGGCTGCAGCTGTAGCTTTTCTTAAATTTAGTGAGGACTTTCCGATATCACCATTAATTACGCCCCCGGGACCGCCCCCACCTCCAGAAGTGCCCGGCCCCTCAACAGCGTGTCCAGAGGGTTTTTATCGTAAATTAATCGAAGGTCAGTGGCGGTGTTGGCCACGACCTCCCCCGCCGCCCCCTGACTGCGGGCAGTTTAGTACGCCGAAGTGGGACGCCGCAGCTAAAACGTGGCGATGCGTTCCGAAGGGGCTACTATGAGTCAGGAGGTCCTATTTCTGCTGTTCATGACGTGCGAGCTATTCGCAATCATGGCACTCTATACTTTTTGGATTATTCCCCGTGTCGCAACCAGGACAAATAATTTATTTGAGGAGAGGATGCTTGATAAAACCTGGGATATCCCCGCGATGCTGGAGGATTATACCGAGCACCTGGCGATAGTGTTTTCCGAGATTATTAAAAAATTAGTTCCACAGGTCATCGGGGGGTTCATGAGCCAGGGAAACCAGCAGCTGAGGGCTGACCCCGAAAACGCCCCACAGGTCGCGGTCGCAGATTTCCTCGAATCTCTCGACCCACCTGCCCGAATGGTCGCCAACATGGTATTACCACGCATCCAGGAAGCCCTAAATAAGTCCCAAACAAGCCCCAAGGAAGTCCAAGCCAGCTATAGCCCAGGTCTCGACAAGCCCTAAACAAGCCCAAAAGAAGCCCGAAACCAGTGTTAACATTAAGGGGGGGTGTTCTCCGGCGACTTTTCAGCCCTGATATGAGTCTAACACCCCCCCTAAACGCTCTCAGAATCCTTTTCAAACCTTTTTTTTAAGAAGAAGAAGAAGAAGAAGAAGAAGAAAAGTAAAAACAACGTATCGTATAGAAAAAGAAGTAAGACCAGAGTGAAAACTACCCCCCCTTAATGTTAAATAGACGTTAACAATGTGTTAACCATGACAAAAGTCAATAAACGCATCCATCTAACCGTTACAGGAGAGGTTTTTGATATG